CACTGCCTCCTGCGTGAATGCGTTCAGCTTCCAGCCGGCCTCGAAGAGGCGATTGATCACGACGGACGACTTCTTGCCGAGGATGTCGGCCTCGTCGTCGCTGAAGAGACGCTCGCCGTCCTCGTCGCACAGGGCGAGAAGAAGGAAGCGAATGCGGAACGACTTCATCTTCTGGTCGGCGTAGGACTCCTCGAACCTGTCGCGGTCGGTTCCGGTCAGGACGCGAAGAAACACATCGCCGCCCCACTCGGGAACGGCGATCTTCTCCTTGCGAACGTCGTCGGCTGCCAAGATGCTTTTGCGGTCAAGTGCCATTGCGGTGTGCTCCAGAAAGTGAACCAGTTGCGGCATCCTGCCGACTATGTGCCCTGATAATCAGTCATCAGAAAACGAAGAGAGCCGCGAACAAGCTCGCCGGCCTGGGCGCTCACGGACGCCGATTCGCAGATCACCCGACGGCTGACGGTGTAGCCGGCAGATGTGAACGTGAGGGTGCCGACTTTCTTCACGAACGTCCAAGGGTCGGCGTTGATCGTTAGAAAGTCCACCGTTATGGTGCCGCCGGTCTGTTCTCCGGTCGGCACCATAAAGGTGTATCCAAGACTGTCCGATGCGGCGGTCATGTTGGTGACCTCTGCTGTCGGCATCTCCACCGAGATGCCGAGCAGCTTGCCGCTGAACGTCAGAAAGGAAAACGTCGCGCCGTGTGCGGTGGCCCCGGCCATGTCGGGTCACCTCCAGGGCGTCAGACCACCCGCCAAGAGAGGCTGCCTTTGACGAGATCGCCAAGCTGGCCGCCGATGGATGACGCGGTGAGGGTTGCGTTTCCCGTGAACGAGATGCCGCCCTGGCCGGTGATGCTGATGGAACCAGTCTGCGCCGTGACGATGGTGCTGGAAATGTAGTCGGCCGAGATTTCGCGCTGCACGAACGTGGGGACGTACTCGCGGCGACCACCAGGCGCAATGCCGAGATGCGAGCCGTCTGCGGTATCGATCTGGTCGCTAACATTAAAGCTCGTAGCGGTGATGGTGATCCCTGCGTAGGTCACCGTCATTCCCATTGCAGCAACACCGGCCATAGTGCGCCTCCTTGCGCTAAAGTCTTATTCAGTGGCCTCTGACCACCGAATCTGAAATAGTTGTCGAACCTCGTATGCGGGCGGGAGCTGCGCTCCCACGGCTGCGGGGTCTAGATAGTCGTCTGTCTCAGACACGAGCCGTATATCACTTATTGTAACGCCCGACAGGGTGCCGATGCGGCCATCCAAGGCAAGACGAACCTCGTCCGCAAGCTCGCGGGCAGCGTCGTAATACAGAGCCCACGAGGCAATCTGAAGGCTCACCACTGGCTGATACAGCGGCCCGACGAACGCGGCCTCTCGGGTGATGTTGTTCCGCTTGTAGACGCAGAACGGCAACGAGGCGGTCTTCGGCACCGCGATGGGGTAGACCTGAAAGCCGACCAGCCGCGCCACCCCTGGGCTAGTGATCAGTCGCTGGAAAACGTGTTTCTCGGGGGAGATGATCACTGCGTAAGCCTCGCCAACGTGTTTTCGATGGCCGCCTTGAGGGTGTTGAACACGGCCCCCTGCTGCTCGCCGATTGTCTGTTCCATCGCGTGCTTCGCCGGCATCGCGCCGTAATCCTCGCCTGGGTGCAGCGTGACGGGATGCTGCTTGCCGTTCGTGTACCCAAAGTCATGCGGATAGCCGACGCCTTGGCGAGCCTGCCTCGTGGCCTCGTTAATGCTTCCCATGAGGAAGTAGTAGCCCTTCGCCATGTTCGCGAACTGCTGATTGTTCGCCGACGAGTGCCGCCGCATCTTCCCATTGATCATCTGGTGGACGTTGAGATACGTCCGCCGGCCTTTTGTTCCAGGCTTGCGCCGATCCGTACCGAACTCGACCAACCATGCCGCGTTCCCCGATTCTGCGCCCTCTCGGCTGCCTGCGTTTCCAGACTGCCACGGGCCGACAATCGCTACGGTTGCGGCGTCATAGGTCTTCGTCTTGATCCTGACGGACTTTCGGAGGTTTCCGGTGACGTTCCCGACTTTCGACCGATAGCCGCGCCGAATGTGCTCGGCCGCCTTTTTAACGGCATCCTCGAGTGCCTTCGGCTCGCCCATCTTGGCGGCGAGCATCTGCAATTCCTCTGCCAGCTCGCGGATGCCAGCCGTCTTTACTGTGACAAAGCCCTCGGCGAGCGACTTTCCAGTGCTCCCGCCGAACGACCGCGGCGATCCCTGCCCTTGCGTAATCATGTCGCGTCCTCCCTCGCCAGTATCTCATGGATCGAGCGAGCCTCTCGCTCAAGGACGCTGGAAATCTCCATCACGCGGTCTCGCCAGATCAGCCTGTGCTGATGCGTGATGCCTGGAAAGAAGCGAATGCGAATGCGGTGCGTCACGAGCACGCCGGCCTGCTGTGCGGCGAAGTAGTCGGCGGCCCTGACGCCCATGACGCTTGCGTAGACCGTGGCCTCGTCCACCCAGGCCAGGGTTGTCTCGCCGAACGCGCTCTGCTGATCCACGGGCTTCTGGATCGTCACCCGCTCGCGCATCGCGCCAGAGTTAATCATGGCTCACCCCATCCAGAGGGCGGTGTAGGAGCCCGAGCCAGACGGAGCCGATACCGTGATCGTCGCCGTCACCGGCAGGACGGCCAGCCGGCCGGCAGAGACATTGATGCTGCCAGCCAGCCGCAGGACGCTTGAGCCCGTGTTCTTGACAACCAGCGTTGAAAGCGGCGTTGTCCCGACGATCTGCACCGCAGCCGTGCCGACGCTCGCATTGATCGTCTGGGCCGTCGTCAGGGCAGGGGAGAGGTGCTCCGCCAAGTTCCCGATCGTCAGCGACGTATCGGAGGCGTCGTGGTACACGGTGTCGATGTCAATGCGGGCACGAACGGTCATCGGTAGACTCCTTGGCTGGCCGCAGCCAGAAGCGTTTCAAACGTCTGCGGCACCGACTGGGGTGCCCCGGTGACGGCCGGCTGGCGAGTGTCGTACCAGTGGCCGACAAGGAGCAGGATCAGGTGCTTCACGATGGGTGGCGCAGACTGCCCGTCATCGCCGTAGCCCGCCGTGTAGCGGACGGTCACAGAGTTCTCGTCACCTCGAGTCGCCGGCCACGAGCTGGCCCAGAGCGGGTAGATGCGTCCAGGCAGGACGCTCGCGTCCACCTGGAAGTTGCCGTTCGCGCTCAAGAGCGTTCCGTAGGTGCCGTCGCCCGTGCGGTACGTCACCGTAATCGCCTTGTCCTGCATCGGCAGCCTGGGCAGGATGATCGCCCAGATCGGGAACAGGTCGTACTTGACCTCCCAGACCGTGGTGCAGATCGTGATGTCTAGCACATCTTCGACATACTGCCTCGCCACCGAGATCAGCGACTGAATGTAGAGATCGTCCGTCTCCGTATCGACGCGGGCGTGCTGCTTGGCAAACTGCAAGCTGACCGGCTCCACAGACGGGTTCGTGATTCGACGAAGACTACGATACGGCGTGATCGTCGGCGTCGGGTTCTGCGGCGTGCCGAAGATAATCGTGTCCATTTATCGCCTCTTCTTCGGTGTGTGCTTCACGGCCATTTCCGCCCGCTCGAGCACCTCGGGCACAACCTCGGCCGTCTCGACCTCTTCGATCAGCCCACGGCGAATCAAGATGTCACACATGCCGCCGGCCCAGTCCTCGAAGACTTGCCCCTTCTCGTAGCAGTCGAAGTTCTGGAGGATGCGGATTTTCAATGGACTTGCCCCCAGGCGTCCTCGGGTGCCTTCTGGCCGTTGAGCCAATAGTCGGTAGTGTGCTGGTGCAACTTGCCGCCGCCGTCTTTCCTAGAGGGCCATGTGATCATCAGCTCGGCGTGACCTACGCTAACGTGCGTGGCGAGCCCCAGCGTGTTTCCACAGGCCGCCCACGACTTCCAGAAGGCGATGTCCTCGTCAACGTGCCCGCCCGTCCACTCGCCGGCTGCGTTCGCCTTGGCGAGGAACCAGGGCTTCTTCATCTTCTTGAGGCCGGCGGTTCGCAGGAACGTAAGGCCGAAGTGGGCCGTCTCTACCGGCTGAACCACCTTCTTGAAGAAGTCGCCGTCCACGGTCGTCTTCTCTTCAACGTCAGTGCCGGCCAGGGCGAACATCACGGCATTCGCCTCTCGCTTGGTCTGAAGAGGCGCGATGGCGTCGTACCCAGAGTGCATGAGCAACGCCAGGAGCGCCTCGACCGTCTTCGCGTTGAAGACCGTGTCGTAGTCGATGGTCAGGATCAC